CCATCAAGAACTGTTCCTTTTCAGGGGATAGGCCAAACTTTAATTTTGGATACGGCGATTTGTTACCGGCTAATGGAATCATCCAAGCAACTTTCTTTTGTTTGCTTTTGTTGGGTCGGTGCTGCTATCAAGCCCGTCCGTTTCGTCCTGCCCAAGGCTGGCGCGGCGGTTCGAATCAACGCCTGCGCCCGTTAGGATGGCGCCCTTATCCTTGCCGTAATCGCTGGAAAATTCTGGCAACTTCTGCCCATCTTCAAGGAATCTGTCGCCCTTGCCCTGTTTTGCGGCTGATTCCTTGACCTTCCCGTATTCATCGCGCGAATAAATCATTCCATACTGCGTGTTGTAATCAATCCCGTTATCTTTGAAAAATGATGAAGGGTTATATTGACCGGATACGGTTGCTTTTTCCCCGCGCTTGCCCTGCCTTGGTGGCATAGGGCTGAAATTTGCATATCGGAAAATATCGCGTGTACCCTTATCGCGTTCTTGTCCAACAATGGCGGCATCGTTATCCGTCCACATGCCGTTTCCGGTTTCGTATCCTCGCGCCTCTTTTACTCTGCTGCCGCCATTTCCAATGCGGAAATATTGCTCATTCGGGTTGTCTGATAACCACTTATCAATTTCACCAAAGGTAGTGGCGCCCTTGTTTACAATCTTAATGCCGCCAATAAGTTTATCGGCGTTAGCTTTTTTGGTCGCGGGGTCTTCATATCCCTTTTCCAATACTTCTCGTTGGTTAAAATCTGCCATGCTCTATCCTAACAATGATCGGTTGGTGGAATTAGACTCTTCTCCGGCAACGTCTAGGTCGGTCTTTATGGAACCGCTGCGCCCTGCCGCTGCTCTGGCCTGCATGCGCTCGTCACCTCTGGCTTGCTGAACGGCTGCGTCAACCATCTTTGGCTGCTCTGGCGGGTCTGGTGGTGGCGGTGGTGGCGCTGGCGCCTTTGGTGTACCTCCCATGCACATGATTTATTCTCCTTAGTTAATTATCATACGGGTCATAGTCTTGCACTTTGCCAGCGTTACCCATCGTTTTGCTATTAAATAGGTTATCACCTTCTTTTAAATTATCCAAGGGATGTATAATAGCTGGTACAACATCAAAGGCGTTTGCAATAATCAGGGAATCGAATTTATCAGGGGATCTTCTAATAACATCCTTCACGTCATCCTTTTTACAGACCTGCATTTTACCGCGCTCGTTTAACTTGACTGTGTGGGCTGACGCTTCTTGCAATAACTCTGGATCGTTCGGTATCTTGCCGCCGCTATCTAAAAACTTCTTTGTCCTGTAAAGCATTTCCGTTTTTTTATTTTCGTATTGTGGTTGGCTCGGCTTCCCGCCAAAGTCCACGCCGTAAACATTGTAAAACCCCCGCCGCTGCATCTGCTCTACGACCGCGAATCCATATCCATTGTCCACAATAGCCGCGTCTGCTTTCCACTGTATCATCTGGCTGGCCAGCACATCGCACAGCTCTGGGGTGGTCATGCCCTTGAACATCATCTGCGGCCATACCATTAAGCCCTGCTTTTTGGTTAAACATGATTTGTCTTTGCCGGGTCCGGCGACATCAAGGCCGATAACACGCGCTGCGCCCTCTAGGTCGGAAAGTTTAAGCTGGCGTTTAACGGCCTTGTCCAAGTCCTTCAATTTAAAAAGCACATCATCGCTGGATGCTTGAAAGTCGCAAAGCATTTCTTGCGCGTACATTGATTCTGTCATATCGTCCTCCAAGGCCTTTAATTCGTCCGGCGGCAACCATGGCAATACTGTATGGGTGGCGCTAAACATCAGTGATTTCCAATGCGGGTCTTTAAGGCCGCGCTGGTAAAATTTATACAGTTCGTTCATTCCCTTCGGCGTTCCAATAAGAAGCGCCCAGCCCTTGCGGTCAATCAAACACGGTCTGATAACGGCATTCCAAGTGTCGGGGCGCATGTCTGCAATCTCGTCAATGACCACGCCATCAAAGTGCAGGCCGCGCATGGCATCTGCATTGTCTGCGCCAAAAAGCTGAATGCGCGCGCCATTGGGGATTTGTATCCATAGCTCGGATTCATTCTTTTGAATCCCTACGGCTTTCCAGTCCTTGCCAAAGGTTTCTGAAACGTACCGCTTGAGTTTGCGCCATGCAATTTGCTTTGCCTGCTTCAAGAATGGGGCTACGTAGCCAAACATTGCATCTTGCAGCTTGGTCGCTATGGCATCGCTGATAAGGCAGGCCACGGCACATTCTGTTTTTCCAAACCGTCTATGCGCCACGGCTGTCACAAAGCGATAGTCGCAAAGGGCTGTATGAATTAAAAGTTGATATTGGTGCGGCTTGTATGGAAAGTTATAGGTCTTCGGCGTCAATAGGCTCTGACTCTTCGGGTGTATTATTGCGCCAACCGGTGCCGGGTAATGGGAAATTGACATTAACGTGAATCGCCTGATTGTTTTGTGTTACGTCCTCGCCGCGGTAAAGCTGGTGAATCTTCAATAACTTTTCTATGGCGTCCATCTTATCATAGGCTTCAACTTGATAGGTGCGGATTTTATCACCGTCCTTGGAAAGCCCTATACCGAATTTTATTTTAAGAAGGCGGCGTATATCTGGCGTGCATTTGGCAAGGTCGATTTCTGGCTCCCCATATGGGTTGATCGTCATATAATCATCTGGGTCTAGGAACGCAATACTTACAAGCTCATTCATGAGCCGTTCGGCTCCGGCATCATGCTTTTCTAGCTTTTGGCCGGCCAGTTCGCGCAACCTTGCCTGTACCACTGGTTTTTGTAGGCGCTTGTGTCCATTCTGCCCGGCATATTTGGATGTCTTGCCCGTGGCCTCTTCCCACGCAATACCCTGTTCAAAGTGTTTTATGTAGGCGATGCAAAAAAGTTCATCAATATGATTCAGGGCGCCATCATGTGATTTCGTCAATGAAGTCATTAGGTTCGCTCATTGCGGCAATGAATGCCTGCGTTTGGGTTCTTGCTTTTTTTGGGTCTGCGCCCATGGGGATTTCCGCGAATTTAACTGTGCGGTTCAAAAAAATTGACAGGACAATTTCGCCCGTCAATTTCGTGTGTAATATTAATCTTGTGGATTTCATGCTTGCGTCCGATTAATTTTTAGCGTGGCCATAACTTGTATAATGCCTTGAATTGAAGCATCTGACAAGTTCGTAGGCTTCGCCCTCTGGGTTTTCCTCGGTCTTTTCCGCGCTTGTTTCGTTCATAAAAATCAAGTTTCCGGCTTGGTCGTAAGTCGCAAGCTCTGCGGTAACAACGATTGCTTCGCCGCTGCACATATTGATTGAATAGGTTTTGGCTTCTTTTTTCATTTCAGTTTCTTTCGTATTGGTGTTGGTGGCGAAGGGCAGATTATCTTTCGAGTCTTGCGTACCCCTCGGCCATATTAAAACATTCCTATTGCCGCTTTGTAAAGATCAAGCAACTGCTCTTGCTCGTATCTTTTTTCGGTGTCCATTTTGCGAAGGGCAACTATTTTCCGCATGGTGGCCTTATCAAAGCCAACGCCCTTGGCTTCGGCAAAGATTTCTTTAATGTCCTCTTGCAAAGCAGCCTTTTCTTCCAGCATACGCTCGATGCGGTCAATGTAAGACGAAAGCCGAGCGCCTGCTACGCCGCCAACGTCCTTTGGTGCTTCTTCGCCGCTGTTGTGGCCTATTTTTGCTTGGTCAGTCATAATCGCTCTCGTTCTCTTGGGTGCAGGGGGTGGAATTGAACCACCAATATCCAATTTATGAGATTGGCCAGCTTCCGTTGCTGCCCTCCTGCTATTGCATGGTAGTAAAATACGGCTTTTGGGTCAAGCCTTCATAATTTCGGCATAGTCAAAACCGCCGCTATCAAGGCATTCTTTAATGTTTACATGCTCCTCTGAAAAGCCAAAAACCCTATCGTCAAATATTTTCACAGATTTTGGAATGGTAATCAGGTTCAAAACAAATCCAACGCCTTTTTCGGTAAGCTTCCAATTCCCGCTAGTGCGCTTGCCATCGTTTGTGTTCTCGGCTTCCTGTATAAGCTTCCAATATTTAGCCTTTGAAAAGTCACCTATGCCGCTTTCGCCATCAAGAATCAAACGTGATGTGTGGACATAGCGGTCATCGCCGCCAAGATTATAAAGATTAATCAGTTTTCTGGCTATAGTGGCATGGATTCGTCTTGAGTATATTTGCGCGTACCTTCCGCAGCACGGGCAATCCATTTTATTTCCTGATTTTATCTGCTCCTGAAAGGTGTCCGGCAATAGCTTCCCCAATGTTTTTACGTCTGAAAAATCGCAATCGCACGCGCCGGGCAAACAATCACAATAATCCGCGACTGCCGCGCATTCAAGCCGGCTCAAAGCTTCGCTGTATAAGCTTAAATACTTTTCCATTTTTAGTTCTTTCGTTCGGTGGTGGTCAATTTATGGTGTACAGATTATGTACGCCATCCAGTATCGCGGCCATGGTCAATGCCGCGATTCCAGTAAAGCCGGCCAAATATTTTCTTGAATTTAGAAAGGTCTTCTTCTGCGAATTGGCGCATGGTCTTCTCGGTTTCGTGCATTGCAGCGGCCATGTGGTATTTGCCAACGGCATATTCTTTGTCCACCTCAAGCTGGGCAATTTGGGCATCTTTTTCTTCAATTTCCAATTCATCGATTTCTTTCATAAGCTTATTCATTCTCTTCTTCTCCAATATTTTCATAGTGTTTAAAATTAACGGTTCACGTTTGTGTTTGGCTAGGAGTGCGTATTTCATGCCAGCTCCAGTTTATATTTAACACCATCAATTTCCACTGTTTTACCAGCGCAAGTTTGCTTTTCTGGCTTGGTCAAAATCAGGTCGCCATACGCTATCTCACCTTTTAATACTTCCTCGCAAACAATCTGTTTTTCTTCTGGTGTTAGTGTTCGCCGAGTACATAAGCCCGCAAAAATCCGTAAATTAGCGTATATAATTCTACACTTGATGCCCCATCCTGCCTTGATGCCCTCTCCTGCCTTAATGCCCCATCCTGCCTCAATGCCCCATCCTGCCTCGATGCCCCATCCTGCCTTGATGCCCGTTCCTGCCTCGATGCCCTCTCCTGCCTCGATGCCCGATCCTGCCTTAATGCCATCTCCTGCCTCGATGCTCAAT